TTGTAAATATATTCGGTATTCCAAAGTCGATACTGACAATCAATGAGTTTGGAGGATATGATAGAAGTAGCATTTCAGGTCTTGATTCCATATATAATACAAAGATATCAGGGTCTACCTCAACAGTAGAAATCAGTTCATCTCTGTTACACCCAGACGTTACTTTACAGTATTATAGCACGCAAGACAGGACAAATTCAAAGAATGTTGAGTTTGGTTTTTCTCCTGCCGATGCTCTAAACTCTGTAATAACTTCTTCAGGTTATATCAATATCGATCAACTTATAGGAGATCCAAATGCTCAATATTCGTCTTCTTATCAAGCACTGAATGAGTATGAGAATAACTTCTTTGCTGGATATAACTATATACACAGCATTGTCGAGTATGTAAGATTGCTTAAGTACTTTGATAACTCTATATTCAAAATGGTCAAGGACTACGTACCAGCTAGATCAAGTCTGTCTTCTGGTATGATAGTTAAATCTCACATACTAGAAAGAAACAAGTACGAGAGACATGAACCTGAGATGGACAACAGCATGAATTATTCTCAGTCGGTTGAAACCATTGAAATTTCAGCAGGAGATCCAGCAAGCATTTCAGGATCAACGGCTTATAATTCATTCTCTCAATATACTGTAGTATCACCTTATATTGCAACCGGATCCGATAACGTATACGGACCAGTAGCAGTAAGCAATACGTATTCTTGGGAAAAGTACACTGGAGAGTTTGGTGGATCTGAAATTGAGATGGTAACTGATGAATTTAGTCAGCTTGAAAGATCATCGATTACTAGTCCATGGACATCTTCGGTTGCAACTACTCAGTCAATGTTTACTTTCTATAATGAAGGTGCATTGGTGAATAACTTTGTAAATCAGCAAAAATCAAAGGAATTTGTAGAAGCTGAATATAGTTATGGAATTGATACTCCTATTAATTTTGCAAATATAGCGTCTCAGTCAGCTTGTCAAAATTGCGATAGAATATCTTGCATAAATTATCAATTGACTAGTATAACTGGCAGTGTTTTATATTACACATATCAAGAATGTGGAGGTGAAACGCAATATTTAAGTCTTAGTCCAACCTCTGCTTCTGTTTTTTGTGCAAGACCAGAAACATTTAGATTTACAGATGGATTTTATCTTGGAATACAAACACCACCAACATCCTCATATTTCCTTGAACCTATTTCTACATGTGGAACTACTTTTTCAAATAGCGGAGCTTGTAATAAAATAACAATAAATGCAATAGACCCATTCTTTGGAAATTATGTAAAGTGCAATGGCGAGTATAGAACAATAACTCTTACAAGTGATGAAAGTTATACAGATTGTATGAGATTTGGGTCTTTTAACGCTGTTACTGGAGATAACTATGAATTGATTGACGGTGGATTTTGCTATAATACATGTGTATCAACTACTATAACAAATCTAAATGCAACAAGAACATTACCAATATCTTATAAAGATTGTTATGGTATAGATAAATCTTTTACTATACCCACATCAACAGGACAAAATCTCGGATGTATTCAATCAGGTAGTATAGTAATAAGTCCATTTGCAATATCTCCATCTTATACAATTAGTGATTCTGGTCCATGCTTCAAAGACTGTTTAGCTTTTGAAATTAAAAACACCGATGCTAGTAGAGATGTTCCTTATTACTATATAGATTGTTATGGAAATGCAATAACGTCATCGGTTGTTCTAGGTACAAAGAATTATTTTTGTATGACTAGTGGATCATTTAGTGTTCCATCTCCTGGAGGAGGACCACCTACACCATTAGCATATTCTTATATAACATCAAGTTTAGGTTATTGTAATAGGGATGCAAAACCATGCACCACTTTAACTCAAGTATTATATAATCCAGGTAGATATGGATATTCTTATAAAAAATGTAATGGTACACCAGTATTCTATGAAAGAATATCAGATGAAACAACTGCTGATGACATTTATGATTGTATAAGATTAAATACACTAAATGTTTTTGGATCTATTACTAATGTTTATACTGGATCATATTGTGGATATTATACAGATCTTACAGAATATACTGGATCAAGAGATTATGCTGATATTCAAGATTACAACTATTATAGAACTAGTGCAATAAATTCAAAATACGCTGGAGCAAAGTATACAAATGAAAACTCAAGTGAAGATTGGAAATTTGGTGCAACATACAATCCAAGAGATTATTATGTTGATTATGTTGGTCTATTTACTACGATAGAATCAAGCTCGTATTTCCCAAATGAAATGGTAGTTAAGCTTCCATATCTTGCTAATGTTTCAGCAGGACTTCAAGAATTAAACCTTCAAAATGAGAATTGGGTTTACTTCCAGAATATATACAAAGCTGGAACTGACGTTACTTTAAAACAATTTAATTCAACTCAATATTCAAATCAAAAATATCTTGATAAAACGTTTAAAATAATTGAAAGTGGGTACTCTTATCAACCATATTATTATAGAAGTTCTGGTTCTATATCAGAATGTTTTGATACAGATATAGCAGAAACATATTCAACTAGTGGATCTACTTATGTAAAGAAGCAATTTTTACCAGGTAATGCAGTAATATATACTAATAAATTACCTCTATACTATCTAAATCAAAATTGGATTTATAAAATATTCCCAGCAACTCCATTCAGTGGATCGGATACTTTAACAGTAGGGACTACTGGACCTAGTCCTTCAGGTTTTTGGGAGATAAATTTATGGTCTAGCGGTAGCTATGGAGATACTTATTTTGGGAATAGAAGTTTACTAACTCCATATGTAAGTGGAACAATACCAACATTCTCAGATCCAGCAACTTTTGGATTATTTGATTATGGGAGATTTAAAGCAGGAGAATACTATACTACTCCATTTAACGGTTATTATAATTTTTCTGGGGTATTTGTTTTCAAAAAAGATGACCCATTAGGAACAGAATCTGGCTCATTTACTCTTGATATTGTAAATGGAGGTACTGGGGCAGTGAGCGCTATTTTAGCGAATGGCTATCCACAAGGTACAGTGATTGCAACTCAAACAAAAAACGTTCCTGGAGGACCTGCTGATTGGGGAACACCTGGGCATGAGATAAATTTACAAACTACTCAATACTTACCTTCAGGTAGTAAAATATTTTTTAGGTTAAAAACTAATTATAATGGAGTAAGCTATGTTAATATAGAATCTAGAGGAATTTTTATAGAACAAGGCGCAAATATCGTATGTAATGCTGTAACTTTAGATGCTACATTATGTAGAAGCTTATCTACTTATCAAAACTCACTATTTGATAGCGGATCAGTTACTACAAGTAGTCTAACTTTAATGGAAAACGTAAACTATTTCTTTACAAGTGCATCTACGTTTAATCCTAGTTACAATGATTATTATAATTCTTCATCAGTATTATATAATGAATTTGGTGACATAAATTACTCAATGCAACCTGAAGCAGGAGATTATATCTATCTATATTATGACGGCGGTACATTAGGCTTTCCAGCTAGTATTATTGGAAATCTTAAAGCACTTAAATTTAGAATAATCACTATAGATACAAATCCATCTACAAATACAACTAGATTTAATCTTAGTCCAGAGATACCGCCATATATTAACTCAACAAACATAAATAGATATATAAAAGTAGTATTCTCAAAAAGAGTTCCTGATGAAACTACAATGATTCTTGCAGGTAGAAAAAATCCCGGAAAGACTTCTTATGGATTTGCTATACCTGAAAATATTAATCCAGCTATATTAAAGAATGCAAATACTCTGCAATCAACAATACAGTCTCAGATACTAAACTTCTAATCTATATATTTATAAACATAAACGTAAAAATAAAAAATGGCTTACTTAAATAGCACATCGGTGGTGATCGACGCCATCTTAACCAAAAAAGGAAGGGAGCTTCTTGCTAGAAACGATGGCTCTTTTAGGATAACACAGTTCAGTCTTGCAGATGATGAAGTAGATTATAGTCTTTATAACCCGTCTCATCCTTCTGGTTCAGCTTTCTACGGTGAAGCAATACAAGCAATGCCAGTTATTCAAGCATATCCAGAAGATCAAGAGATAATGAAATATAAGCTGCTAACACTTCCAAGAGGTACAGGCGCTATTCCTGTAATCAGCTCAATACCAAATAGTATAAGCTTAGTAATTGGATCTCCACTTTCTATATCTCCATCTACTGCAAACTATAATGGATCTAGTACTTTCTTTGAAACTTCTGGATATCAGTTTACTATTGGAGATGTTAGAACAATGTCAAGCTTTACTGCAACAGGTATCAATACTCCAGAAGCAACTGCATTAAATACTACTACAACTATAGGAACTAATGTGTCTAAGACTGTAATAGGAACTACGTTGAATATGACAGCAACTACAATAAGGACACTTTTTGGATCTAGTACTTCATCTACTTTGTCAACAACTCTTACAATTGTTGGTAGAGATTCTGGAGCAAGATTATCAATACCAGTAACAATCAAACAAAGCTAATAAAAACTCAGAATAAAAATGTCTTATACAATATTAGATTCTACAGACTTCGTAGTAAGTTCAGACTCAGTAGTAGCACCAGCATGGAGTACGGGAAATCCTACTTTGACTGGAACTAACATGATTACGTCTTCAAATGCAGCTTCTCCATCTCCAAAGTTTTATCTTGATGTTTATGATACTGCACTTACAGGTTCAACTGCACAAGTTCAGTTTTCTATTGCATATGGTAATGTAAATGGATCAGGATCAACTCGCTATAATACGCTTGTAACTGGAATGAGCCCATCTAGAACTACATATGGTCAGTATAGAAACTTGGTTTACGCAGATGAAACACAGCTATTCAATTTTGGTACAGGGAATACAACTTCTCAGGACATAATTGCACTTAATATAGATAGAAATAGATATAAAGAGAGCTTATTCCCAGGTACTTTAAAATTAACTTTAGCATCTGGAAGTAGTGTAGTCAATTTAACAGATGACAGTGTTTATACTACAAATAATAACCTAACTGTTAATTATGGAGATTGCGGTCGTATCTTTAATCTTATTTCTGGATCATATGGTCTTCCTGCAGCAACTTCAATTGGTGGCGCAGCAGCTGGTTACACACCTTCTGGTTCTTATGGATTCTTCCTTCCAGATATAGGTACAATCATATTAAATCCAAGAGCTCTAGCATTGCCAGCGGCTTCAGGAGGTATAAACCTATATTTAGATACTACTTCAAATCCATCATTACCATCATCATCAAATAGCAATAACTCAGTTTATAATGCTCTAGTTGCAGGTCAGTGTTTCCAGCTTAATTCGCAAGAAACGGTATCGGCTAACTATGTGTTTGTAAGGGTGAAAAACGGCGAGTATAACTACAGCAACAACCCATCTTTCCTTTCAGGATCTAGTGGTCAGTTAATATACCCAACGCTTGTAAATAGTCCTCAAACATTCCCAACTACAGTAGGTATGTACAATAACAATGGTGATCTTCTTGCAGTGGCTAAGATGAGCAAACCAATGTTAAAAGACTTTACGCATGAGGCTCTGATACGTGTAAAACTTGACTGGTAATCCTAAATAATTGTTACGAAAAGCAAATAAACATACATGGGTCGTTCTCTAAACACTCTTAAGGGGTCTGATGTTACTGCTACTCCAATCAAGCTTAAGTATTCTAATCAGATACCGAGTGCTTCATTGAGTTCTAGTAATATTACATTAACCGTAGCAAGTAACCAAAGCTTTGATTATAATAATCCAAGTTATGGAGATAACTTTTTGTTATATAGATCTGTACAAGGTCTTTATTATATGAACTTTATCTCTGGTTCTTTGCTTGGATCTGCTAGTGCTTATGAATGGTATCCTCAATCTACTGCAGTAAGCGGTACTTTTGACAATGATTATAGGTATTTCCCTACTGCTTCAGATGCTCAGGTTCTCGTGATCTCTATTCCAAGGGCAAAATACGGTGAGAATGTTGCAAGAGCTTCTTTTAGCATGTCATCTTCTACTTATAATATCGTAGATGATGGAAACGGAAACCTTGTAGACGCCTCAGCAAGCAATACTCATGTGGGAAATCTTCTTTATAATCAAGGAATTGGGATTATTACCAATGTAGATTATTTATATGCGCTTATTCCAGTTCCTCTTTGCAGTGTTCCTACTTTAACTGCTCCATTTCCTATAGCAGAAAATGCAGCAGCACCTACTTGGACACCTCCTGGAAGTCCATCTACTTATGAATATATTTTAAGTACATCAAGTGCAGCTCCTGTTGGAGCAGGCACTACTATTGCTTCTAGCGCTGGACTTGTGAGCTTTTCTGCTCTTTCATCTAGTACAGATTATTACTTCTTTTTAAGGTCTAAATGTAGTGCAACAAATTATAGTAATTGGGTTTCTGAATCTTTTACAACATTAGTAGGATTGGTTCCATTTAGAGATGGTCTTATCTTAGAGCTTGAATCTTTTACTGGATCTAATTATAATGGATCAAATCAGATGACTTCTTGGGTTGATATGTCAGGATATGGAAATACAGTATATCCAGCTGCAGCAATATCATCTCAATATTATCCTATTTATACATCTTCATATTTTAGTGGACAACCTGGAATTTATTTTAGTGGATCAGATGCAACTGGGTCTGCTATGAAAACTCAAGCTAATCTTAATGGATTAAGTGGAAGTACTGGAACAACATTATTTATTCTAGGTAAATTTGAAAGTAATGCTGCCACTAATATAATTGTAGAATATGCAAAAAGCGGAAGTGACTATGGAGTAAGTACAGGAAGTTTTGCTTGGTATTATACTTTAGGTACTAATAATACTATTCCATATATAGCCGCACTTGGAAATGTAGGATTATCTGCAGCTAGAACAGGACTTAGTTATCCAACATCGTCTCATATATATGCTGCAACAATAGACTTTACTCTACCAATAAGAGAGGTTACTGCTTTTGTTGATAATGTAAGTGGATCTCAAACATATATAAATAATTCAAATAATTCTGGATCTTTTGAAGATTATAAATTATCTATTGGTGCAGGTGTAAAAGATTATAAATGGAGTTGTGGAAAAGGCTATATTGGCGCAGTTCTTCTATACAACAAAGTGCTCACAGACTCAGAAATGACTCAGGTTTACAACTACTTATCATCATCATACTTATAATAGACTATGCCATCATACGCACCATTTACAATGTCATTTCAATCTGAGACTACAATCTATCAGAACGAGGTAAGGTGTCATGTAAATGAAAATGATTTTAACTACACACTAAACCCATCTGCGGTAAAATCAGGCTCAGGCATACTCCCAGGTACACTAAATGATAATGTAACTGGCTCTGATTTCACCCCTTTTGCGACTACAGTAGGACTTTATAACGCTCAAGGCGAATTATTAGTAGTAGGCAAATTTGGCACTCCGTATCCTATTCCACCTCACACAGATATAACGTTTGTGGTTAAATACGACTCATAAAATGGTAAAACTAATACAGATACTTAGAGAAGCAAAGCAGGCAATAGAAGAATTTGCAAGCACTAGAGGAAAAGGTGCGGAGAAGATTGCAAATAGCGCTAAAGAAAAAGGAGGTCTTTCGATGCTGACATATACTCATTTCAAAGTAAAGCTTCCATATTACAAAAAGACGACTGAGGGCAAGTTAGATCTTGAGCAAGCAAAGAAAGAGTTCGAACAAACATACAAAAAGATATCTCTGAATATGACCCAGACCGAGTTTCAAAGAGAAGTAGGTCGATTAGAAGTCTTAGGCGAGCTGTTAATACAAAACGAAAAATGAACTGGTTATTAGAAGGAAAAGAAGTTACAGACGTACAGCAATTTGGCGATAAAGCCATCGGGTTCGTGTATAAGATCACAAATACAAAGACTGAAAAGTTCTACATAGGCAAGAAGATCTTAGAAAGTAAGATAAATAAGCCTCTTACAAAGAAAGAACAGACCGAATGGAGCAAACCTGGTAGGATTCCAAAGAAGAAACTCATCATAAAAGAGAGTAACTGGGCTGATTACTGGGGAAGTTGTAAACCACTGCTAGAAGAACTCAAAACTAATAAGGCCGATTACACTAGAGAAGTACTTAGAGTATGCCTCACTAAAAGAGAACTGTCATATTATGAAACTTTCTATCAATTCGAGTACAAGGTCTTACATATAGATAGTTTCAATGAGAATATCCTAGGTAAATTCTTCAGAAGAGACGCTCAGGGAGCATAATCTTAGCGCTCCAGGCATCACCAGGGTCATTTTAATCCAATCACGATAAGAATATCAGCACATAAAAAAAGAGCCCCAAAAGAGCTCTAATAAAATAGTGTGTATTTCTATATATGACATAAAAAAAGAGCATTACCAATGCTCCTTTTCTTTTTATATTTAATAAAATGCAAGACTACTATAAATCATCATCATATTCATCTCCGTAAAGAAGATCATGGATATCTTTTTCAGGATTTAAACCTTTTACAGCTTTTGCTCCTTTTTTAGCCTGCTTCATTGCCATAGCGGCCATCTTCTCGTCTTCATCTGGTTCTGGTTCTGCAGTATTTGTGCCCATTACTATATCAGCAATTTTAGCTTTTACTTCATCTGGTACCATTGCCCAACCCATATAAGCATAATCAGCAAGACCTTCTTCGGCATCATCTACTGAGTCTAACATCGCCTCTTTTTCGTCTCCTGGAATCATATCCCATTTGTCAGCAAGATTCATTCCTACGCCTTCTTCCATAGATTCAGCGTGCTTTTTATAATTTACGCCATCTAATTCCTCACCATATCTAGACCAAATGCTAGTTGTTACTGTTGAGAGTTGCTTTTTTGTATAAGGACCACCTCCGTATTTTTCTTCTTTACCATCTATAGTCAAATAAATATCATACATCGGTTCTCCATCTTCATGAATATATCCAGGTTGAGTTGTATAGTCCTGATCGTTTGTTGGAATATCGTCATCTTCATACATCTCATCATATTCTTCGCTAAGATGTCCTACTGGTTGAAGATCTATCATGCCCATAAGACCTTCATTTAAACCAGTTTTAGATTTTGGTTTAGAAGATTTTAGTGCTACTTTTTCTACGCCTTTTGCGCCTGTGTAAGGACCTTGTCTCTGCTCACGCATCCAGCCCTGTAAATCAAAATTATCGCCTGCCATTTTATTTTTGTTTTGTTATAAATATACAATAATTATGCTTCGATTAACTCTGTGCTGACCATCTCAAATTCAAGCTCTTCAATTCTCTTGCAAAAGAAAAATCTTGAGTCACTTTTTAAAGCTATATCTGCACCAAGATGACCTTTCCACGCATCAAATAGATCTTGTTTTAGGAGTTTTTCATCACTATAGAAGTACTCAATGCTAAAATCTCTGATCACCTCAAAGAGATCTTCTTTTTGCCGAAGTAATGTTTTAAAGGATGTTATCATTTTTTGCTGTGCTTAAGATATGATTTGTGTCAACATAGTGAACTTTGCCATTTTCTAGCTCGATTGTGTAAATATCCTCATACTCATCTTGATTGAGAATGCTTTTTACTTCTATTATTATACCGATTTTTATCGTGCCTTTTGGAGTTGAAAAGATAACTCTGTCCTCTGTGTTGTATGTGCTCATATTAGTTAGTTTGCTCGGTAATATTCGATTCCATTTATTGTTGTATCTGGAATTCTGCCTTGGTTTGGAAGTGGCTCTATGTGCACTGAGGAGTCTTTTAGCATTAAATCAATAGTATGCTGAGTATGATTTAAAGTTGCCATAACTTTGCCTGCATGATAAGCCATCACTGTTATACATATTGTCCAAAATATCAAAAATAGAGTGTCTTTTAAAAATAATTTTTTATTCATTTTATTGGAAGTTTGGATCGTTTATAATAAGATCATAGTTTGAAAATCCATCAAAATCTAAAGCATCTGCAGCAAGTCTCCTATCAACAGTGTCAGCATCGGATCTTAATTTTAATCTCTCTTTTCTGATCTCTTCATCAATATCAAAATACACCACCAGTGAATCTTTCCTATCATACTCTGTCAAATGTGCAAGGCCAGCTGGTGTCATGATAAAAACACAATTTTCGATTCTCATCTGCGCTTTAGAAGTACCATAATACCAACCATTAAATTGGACATGCTCATAAAAGAACTTAGTTTTTATCAACTCTAAGAACTTAAACTCTGGCATGAAGTAATAATCCTGCCCGTGGACCTCTCCAGTTCTCATAGGCCTAGTTGTGAATGATATTTGATATTGATAACCAAGACCTTGCAGTAGTTTTCGGGCGTAATCTTTTCCAGACGCAGCTTTTCCAACAAGTACAATTCGTTTTTTACCTTCTAAATGAGTAAGTATAGAATCAATACAATCTACGATCATATTATTCTCCGATAAGTTCAGTTACAAATTTAGTTTTTGCAATCTCCTTGTCAATAAGAGCCATACACGTTTCACGAATATCATCTGAAGTGAATGAAGATCTCTGAAAGCACATTACCTGGAATGTCCTGTCTACTAGTGCGGCCGCTGCCTGTTCTTGTGTCTGTGTCATAACGTTGTTTTAGGTAAAATTAAAGGAAAAATTGAGAATTAAGAAGTAAATCTACAAAGTGGAACAATAATATAAACTATCTTGTGTTTTTATAAACGCGCTATTATCTTTTATTAATCTTAAAATCCTCTTTTTATAAGTTCCACACTCAGAGTATTTCTTTCCGATGAATGCAAGGTATTGATTTCTGCTCATTTTTTTATTCCTGAGCACATAATTTTGATACAGTAAGTAATCTTGTACGCAGTCTTCCCAACCAAAGTACTTAGCATATCCATGAAACTCGCCAATTGCAGTAGTTTGTCTCTTATTCGGGAACCTCATGCCTAAAAAGTTGTTGTTTGTCTTGGTTAATTTGCTTTTTAGATTAGCAGACTCTAGCATTATCTGGGCAAATACTACATCAGGGTGTAATATTCCAGATTTTTTAATAGCCATATACACATTTTCTTTTGTGCACTGCTTGTCTTTGATTGATTCTGAGTCAGTATAGCATAAAAAAGCTCCACTTAGAACCATGATAATTAGTAAAAGTACAATCTTTTTCATTTTGTAACGTTTTTAAGTTAATAAATATCTACCGAGTAATCCTTGATGTACTTGAATACAGCAAGATCCTTGGCTTTTGCTTCTATTTCTACGTCGATTTGTATATTATAGGTCTGTATTCTCTCATAAATGTAATCAGCATGAGCGGTAACTACTGCACCTAAGTCCTCAGTGCGCCTAGAAGATGACATGTGCATTACTGGTACTGTTTTCCAAGTTGATGCAGCAAGTTTAAGCGCTTCTTCCATAGTCTGATCTTGAGTACCATAATTGAAATGATGCTGATCAAACACAATAGGAATACCAATTTGAGTGTAGACCATATCATACAGCATTTGCACCGAGTACTGATTTGGACTGTCGTCATTTTCTACAGTAAGACGAGCTTTGCAAGATGGTGAAAGACGCTGGAAGTTATCACAGAAGCGCTGGGATGCCAGTTCTCGGCTTGGTTTTGTGGTATTGATATGTATGTTTATAGGATAGTAAGTAGATGCATCCAGACCCATAAGATCTAATATCTGCGCATGCCTGTCAAGATCGATAATTGTCTTGTCGACTACTGCAGGGTTTTCGCTTGCCAGCACATCGAATGGACCTGGGTGGAAAGAAACACGAATATCATTGTCGCGAATATACTTGCCAAGATCAGCTAGCTTGAATTTGATCATATCGAAGCGTGGAAGATCACTGAACTCGTAAAAACCCATGAATGCAAACATATCGCTTGACATTCTATAGAGCTTGATGCCCTTAGATAGATTGTACCTAAGCAGTCTTTTGCAGTCCTCAATATTATGTATAGCAAGCTCGCTGACATATGCAAGACCCTTGGAGTCAAAAGTACGCTTGACCATGGTACGATTTACTGACACATGATCGCGCTTTGGTTTGCCCTCGTTTATGCCAAGGGAAATGCAACAATAACCTAGTCTTCTCATAACTTTTATTTAACCCATTCTGAATAACCCACAGCCATAGCATTTGATATACTAAGACTTGGATCTGATTTCATTGCCAAAAGTGCAGCAGCTACTACTTCTGTATCAAGCCCATAGTCAAATGCATCATTTAAATATCCATTTATTAGAGATATTTCTAGTGAAAGAGTATCTTGAGTAGTGTCCATAACCTTAATTTTAAAGAATTGATATAGTGTGATAACTCTGTCATTTGTACATTGGCCAAACTAGCAAGATTAAAGTGATCTAAACTATCAGGGCAAAGACCAATCATATGTAAAACTGTGCTTAACATGTGTAAATATACGCGCTTTTTTTGAATTAGACAAATCTAAGTTCTAAGTATATTCTCTTTACGATATTATTCTTATTTCTGCTTCTGTTTCTATTACTACCCTAGCTCCGCAACTCATTAAAGGTTTTGCATCACAGCCTGACCCTCCATATATGATTCTACTAGGTCCAAGTATCTCTACCTCATTACAATAGGTGTTCTTCCTGCCTTGCTTTATTGTTATCACAGGCAGCTCAGTTCCTTTTGTTTTGTTGGATCTGATGTGGTGTTGGTTTACGTGTATCTTGGATTTCATAGGTTACTTTATGTTTCTAATATCAGCAACCTTTGTAGTGCTAAACGGGTAGTATCTCAGCACGTAGATTTGATTTGATATAGTGTCTTCGACCATAATATCATATCCATCTCTAGATAATAGACTTGTTGTTGGTTGAATTATACATTTGGGGTACTTCTTCTGTGCATCTGCTAGTCTATCCATTTGGTCTATGCAGCTTGTTAAGAAGAGGATTGGAAGTATTAATAGTAGTTTTTTCATATGATTAATTACTTAGTTTAGCTTTGATTGATGGATGTGATTGATAACCTTCTAATTCAAAACAGGTATCTTTGTGTAAATCTAAATTCTTAATTAAAATACTGAACTCTGTATTATACCAGTCAACTATTTCCATTGGACCTTTACCTAATAAAAGTCTTGGTAACTCCATCGGTTCTCTACCTATCTGCTCTTTTGCTTGCTCTACGTGGTTTGAGTATAGATGTGTGTCTCCTAAGTTTCCTATGAGCTCATCAGGTATCATGTTTACTTCCTTTGCTATGATCTCAAGAAGCAGTGCGTATGAAGCGATATTGAAAGGCAGACCAAGGAATGTATCTACGCTGCGCTGATTCCACATAAGTGAGATTGCTCGTTTAGGTATACCTTCACCATCAAAATTACCATGAGTAGGTTCTGTGCAATGAAACCCACTAAATAATTTTTGATACATAGAATGTCGTTCATCAAACGTCAGCTCTCTCGTATAAACCTGGAACCCATAATGACACGGTGGCAGAACCATAGAATCAATCTCACCTACGTTCCAAGCAGATACCATTAACCTACGAGAGTCTGGATTTGCTTTGAGGTCTTTAATGAGGTTTGCGATTTGGTCTATATATTTAAAATCTGGCCATCCATTACTAGGTTTAACTAAAACTCTATCTTTTGGTTTAATGTATGGTGTTTTCCAAGCTCTCCACTGCTTGCCATATATCGGACCAAGTTCACCCCACTTCTTTGCAAACTCAGAGTCGGTTTTGATACGCTCGATGAATTCTTCTTTTGTGTAAGGTCTGAATTGTAATGGGTCGGTATAATAAACAATACCAGGCGTTTTAACTTTATCTTGTTCATATTTTTTAAGGTAATTTGAGAAGCAATCACCGTCCCAAATGTGGCATCCATTCTCTACGAGGTACTTGATGTTTGTATCTCCACGTAAGAACCATAGAAGCTCAGTTACCATGGTTTTGAATGCCATTTTCTTTGTAGTGAGCAGGGGAAATTTTCCGTCTTTAAACTTATATCTAATTTGTCTTCCAAAAACACTCAATGTCCCTGTACCAGTCCTATCTTTTTTCTCCACGCCATTTTCTAAAATGTCTTTTAATAGTGCTTGGTAATCTAAATCTAATTGATTCATAATATTATAAATTTAAAATTAATTCCTTTATTTATTACAGATTTTCTTTTAATAAGATTTTTTTCTTTTTCTTTATTAAATGTATATGTTGATTTTACTTCAATAATTTGATTTTCCGATTTGATATAAATGTCTGGATAATATCTATGTGTGCTACCTTCATATTCATAATGGAAAAATCCTACTATATCTATTATATTTTGAACGCCTACCACAATATCTTGTTCATCATACTCAGTTAATAATTTAGTTAGTACTCTTGGTTCATATCCTTGAACTCTGACTACCTTTCCTGATGGAAATTCAAAATCATGATATGAATATCCTCCAGATTGTTGTTTAATATTTATACTATCTACTTTTGAAACCCACTCTTTACCATACTTGCAAATAGCCGTTTCTACGCACTTATCATACCAATTGTCTGTTTTAGAAAAATACTCCACTCCATACCTATCTTCATTGGTTTTTTTCATTTTATCAAAAATAATCTTAGATGCCATTCCGACACCACCATATAAAGTCTTGCAAGTCAAATCTCTTTTTTTAGAGATTTTATCATTTCGCATAGCATAATCACCCCAATTACTAATATGAGATTGTTTATTTTTTTCTATTACTTCTGGTAATTTCGATGCAATATCAACACCATATTTATCTAAATTTGTATTCTTACGTTTTGTTTGTATTGCGGCAATTTCAGTATCACTTTTTAAGTCCCAAGTATTTTGCATTTTTTTAATAACATCTGGGTCAGAATTACCGCATAATTTAGAACAATAATTACAATAAACATTCACAATCAAATTAATATCACACGTCTTACATAATTTAGGGGTAAATGCAAATCCCTCTTTAATATAATTAAATCTAAATCTTAAATGAGTATCTTTAGGTAAAAAATCTGTTGCTTCTATCAAAGTCTTTAAATATAAAGAATTTTCTGGCATTTTTATTTTTTTACTATTAATACCGCCTTTTTTATTTTTAAATTTAATTAAAATCTCTTCTATAATATTCATAATGGGTTTCCTTTATTATAAATATCTATAAGTAGAGGAAACCCAATAATTATATAAAAATTAATTTAGATTTCATTATTATTTTATTACATTGCATATTTTTTTAATTTTAAAAACTCAACTATCAATATTTGATTTTGCACCCTTCTTTCTATTTTTGGGTCAATTAAATCATTATATACAAGAACATTAAGTTGTTCGTCTATATTTATAACTTCATATATATTATCTAAAAATCTAATATCTATTGAACATTCACCGTGATGCTCTATATGGAAGTCGTTTATATCTAAACCTTCTATTAGTCTATTTGTTGCAAACATGGCTATTTGCATTAAGTCTTCTTCTTTTATGTTCATTTTACTTAATTTTTAAGTATTGTAGTGG